ATAGTCTGTTCTAAAATGTTTAAATAACCAAAATGACTAGGTTCTTTAATCCACTCTAAAATTTTTGACATATCGTTAAATTTAAGTTTACTCATAGTTGTCCTCCTTATTTTAAGTACAATGGACCAGTCCATTGAATATGATAATTACCAGTTAATACATTACCTCTAGCTCTGTTTAAGGTAGGCGCATTGTAACCAGCGGCTTTCAATATATCACCTTTTAAAAAATGTTTAAAGTTTTCTTTAACAACAAAACAAAAAACTCCAGTATCCTGTACAATCTTAATATACTTTTTACCCATAGTTATTTTTGTTTTATTATCCCAATTGTCAACTTGTTCTTTAGAATAACCAGCAAGTTCTCTTTTACCATTGGCAGTTGACATATTTTTATAATCTTCTTTGGCACCTGCCATCATGTTAGCAATACCTTCATATAAGTTTTCAGCTGTTTTAGTTACTTTTGTCATTATTTTGCCTCCGAATATAATTGTTGAGAAAATAAACTCATTATAAAACTAGCAAATCCGATACAAACTGCCGAACCAGCAAGTAAATATTGATCTGTTTCTATAGCACCTACAGCAGATACCATAGACAATGTACCCAAAGTAGCAAATACTAGGGTCATATATTCATATATCTTTTTTTTCATAGTGTTCTCCTTATATTAAACTTAAAGCGTTGTTGTATAAATTTTTAGCACCGTCATCAGTTCTAAAACCGTCTTCAGACGCATAATCCATTGAAGATGAAGCCATAACTGTATCCTCAAATCCGTGTTTTTTCATAACTTCAGCAAGTATAATAGGATTTTCAGAAGCTTTGATTTTTTCAACTCCCATTTCATAATAATGTAATTGTATTTTACCATCTCTAGCAGATACAAAGTTTATTTTAGTGTTTTTTAACATAGTGTTTTTTTCCTTTTTGTTGTTTATTGTGTTTTTGTTTTTCATATATACATACTATACCATAGATTCGTCAATAAATCAAGCAAAAAAAGCAGAAAAATCAAAAAAATATGAAAAAATCCCTAATTTTTCTTACATTTGTTCTTATTTTGTTCTCGTCCTGTTCTAAAAACGTAAAAAATTGTAAAATTTTGCCTAAAATTGAGTTAAAAACAGGCAAAAATGACGAATCACTTGAAAAAATTAAAAATTTAGCAGAAAATTCTAATACAGGCGCCGAATTAAGTTGTAATTATTAGGATAAATATTAAAATGATAGAAAATAATCAAAGTTGTAGCAATTGTGGACATAATTCTCATTGTGGTGTTACTTATTCAGTTGAAGATGAAGACGGTTTTACTGGAGAAACTTATATGAGAGAAGTTTGTAAACATTGTCGTTGTAGTAGTTGTGAAGTTGACATTGAAGCAGAAACAAAATACGATTTAAACGAAGATTTATTTAATGGAGAATAAAAAATGGCAAAAATGAGAAAATTCTTGTTTTGGAACGAAGCAGGTGACGAAAAAGAAAAAGAAGCAATAAGTTTAAAGAAAGCTGTACTTTCTATTCAAGGTGATTACAAAGATAAAGTGATTGGTGTTGAATATGTGAGTAAAAAAGGCAAACAAATTAGTACGTCTGTAAATATACCTATGGGTAGAAAAATTAGACAAGCTATAATTACCGAACAAAAGAGATTGGCAGCAAAAGCAGCGAGAGAAGCAAGAAGATAATGCCTGCTGTCTGTAGAAAAGGTGATAGTTTAAGTACAGGTCACATATGTGTAGGCACAACTACATTAGATACGCCTAGTCAATCTACAGTTAGAGCAAATGGTATATTAGTTGCCAGAGTAGGCGATCCTACAGTATCACATCCTTTTCCACCTAATCCTCCTTGTGCCCCACACGTAGCAAATGTTAACGCAGGTTCATCAACTGTAAGAGTAACGGGTCAATTTGTTGCTAGAATAGGTGATAGTGCCGATAGTGGGCAAATGACTAGTGGTTCTTCAAATATCTTTGTAGGTTAGTGTATAAATATTAGTGTTATGGCAAACTTTGACGCTTCAAACACTAATAATAGTAAAAGATCAAATCGTATCTATAAAGATTTAGATTTAGACTTTGGTCGTAATACAACTACAAGTGACGTTAATAAATTAACAGATGTTGAGGCAGTTAAAAGAAGTGTTAGAAACTTAATACAAACTAATCACTTTGAGAGACCTTTTCATCCAGAGATAGGTGGTAATGTTCGTGCTATGTTATTTGAACCAGTCACACCGTTAACTGCTTTAAATTTACAAAGACAAGTAGGTGATGTATTAAAAAATTTTGAACCAAGAGCAAATGTAACACAAATACTTGCTCGTCCAGATTTAGATAGAAACGCTTACAATTTAAGAATTAGTTTCTATGTTGTGGGTTCGCCAGAGCCTGTTACAGTAGAAACTTTTTTAGAAAGATTAAGATAAAATGGCAAGTAATAAATTAAACGTATCAGAATTAGATTTTGATAGTATAAAAATAAATTTAAAATCATTTTTACAAAGTCAACCAGAGTTTTCAGATTATAATTTTGAAGGTTCAGGTTTTTCAGTTTTACTAGACTTACTTGCTTATAACACACACTATCTAGGTTTCAATGCTAATATGTTAGCAAATGAAATGTACCTAGATTCAGCAGACGTAAGAAAAAATATTGTGTCATTAGCGAAGATGTTAGGATATACTCCGTCATCTGCTAAGGCGCCAGTTGCTAATATTGATATTAAAATTAATAATGCTTCGGGTGCTTCTATAACTATGGACAAAGGTAGTGTTTTTACTTCTACAGTTGAAGGCACATCTTATCAATTTATTACAAATTCTGATATTACAATTACACCTGCTGATGGTGTTTACAATTTTTCAAACGTATCAATTTTTGAAGGTACGTTAGTTACATTTAGATATACAGTTGACACTGCTGATCCTGACCAAAGATTTATTATACCTAGTGAATTAGCAGATACAACAACTTTAAAAGTTAAAGTTCAAAATTCTGCTTCAGACACAACAACATCAACATATACAAAAGTTACAGGATTAACTTCTATAAATTCAACATCAAAAGTTTATTTTTTACAAGAAAGTGAAGATGAAAAATTTGAAGTTTATTTTGGCGATGATGTTTTAGGAAAAGCTGTTGATGACGGTAACATTATTATATTAGAATACATTGTCACAAACAAAGAGGCAGCTAACGGTGCTTCTTCATTTACATTATCAGGTAACATAGGCGGATTTACAGACGTGAGTATTACAACTAATTCATCTGCTCAAGGTGGTTCTGAACCTCAAACAAAAGAGTCTATTAGATATAACGCACCTTTACAATATTCAGCACAAGACAGAGCAGTCACAACTGGTGATTATGAAACGTTAGTACAATCATTATATCCTAATGCTCAATCTGTTTCTGCTTGGGGTGGTGAAGATGATGAAACAGCAGTTTATGGTCAAGTTAAAATTGCCATTTATCCTGCTTCAGGTTCTACATTAACAGAAACTACAAAACAAAATTTAGTAACTCAATTACAAAAATATAATGTTGCTTCAGTTAGACCTGTTATCGTTGATCCAGAAATTACAAAAATATTATTAACAACAACTGCTAAATTTGATGAAAGATCAACTACAAAAACAGCAGATACATTAAAGTCAGAAATTATTACAACGTTAGATAATTACAATACTTCAACTTTACAAAAATTTGATAACGTGTTTAGACACTCAAAAGTAATTAAAAATATTGATGATACAGATACATCTATTTTATCTAACGTCACAACTTTAAAAATTAGAAAAGATTTTACACCTACTTTATCATCATCAACAAGATACGATATTTATTTTAGAAACGGTATTTTCAATCCTCATACAGGACACAAATCAGCATCAGGAGGTGTTATAACAACTTCTGGATTTAAAGTAGATGGTGATACAACAAATGTTTATTTCCTTGATGATGATGGTTCAGGTAATATTAGAAGATATTATTTTGCTGGTACAGTAAGAACATATGTTAACAATACACAAGGTACAGTAAATTATTCTACAGGACAAATTACAATTAACTCATTAAATATTTCAAGTGTTGAAAATATTAGAGGTGCTTCATCTACTGTTATTGAGGTAACAGTTGAACCTGCTTCAAATGATATTGTACCTGTAAGAGATCAGATTTTAGAAATAGATACTCAAAATTCTAACATCACGGTAACAGCAGACACTTTTGTAGGTGGATCATCTGACGCTGGTGTAGGATATACAACAACGACTAGTTATTAATAAAAATGGCAAAGTTCACGGATAAAATATCCAATCTGATTAATAGTCAGGCACCTGACTTTGTTGTTGAGCAACATCCTAAATTTTTACAATTCTTAAAAACATATTATACTTTTATGGAGTCAGCCGAATTAGGTGTGACTTCAGTTCAAACAACTGACGGTATTTTATTAGAAACAGAAACAGCACAAACAAATGAATTAATATTAGATGGTTCTAAAATTACTTCAGAAAAAACACAAGAGGATGCTGGTGATAAAATACTTTTAGAGAGTTCTACTTATGGTAAATTTACACGTGGAGAAACTATTACAGGACAAACTTCAAACGCAACATCAACAATTGTCGCTGAAGATTTAGACAATGGTCGTCTTTTTATTTCTGCTCAAAATAAATTTAAAGATGGTGAAATAATTTTAGGAAGTTCGTCAAACGCAAGTGCTGTTATTAACAACTATAGACCTAATCCAGTTCATACTATACAACAACTTATAGAGTTTAGAGATCCTGATAAAGTTATTACACATTTTTTAACAAAGTTTAGAGATGAATTTTTAAATTCTATACCAGAAACTTTAAATGGTTCAGTTGATAAAAGAAAATTAATTAAAAATATAAAATCATTATATCGTTCAAAAGGTACTAATAGAGGACATGAATTATTTTTTAGATTATTATTTAATGAAAATTCAGAAACAATTTATCCTAGAGAAAATATGTTACGTGTATCTGATGGTAAATTTGATACTAAAAAAATTTTAAGAGCAATAGGTACTGTAGGTGATACATCAGATTTAATTGGTAGAACAATCACAGGCGAAACTTCAGACGCAACTGCTATTATTGAAAACGTATTTAAGTTTCAAATAGGTATTAATGAAGTATCAGAATTTATATTAAATGAAGATAGTATATCAGGCAGTTTTCAAACAAGTGAAGTTATAAGAGGTACAGCAACAGATGATGATGATATTTTTATTAAAGCGACGGTAACAGGTTTACCTTCTACAAGAACAATAACAAATGATGGTAGTTTATATACCGAAGCTGAAAATATAACTGTAACAGGTGGTGGTTCAGGAGCTATTGTTCAAGTAGGAAATGTTGGTCGTGGTAGTATTACTGAATTTGTAATTGATGACGGTGGTTCAAGTTATGTAATCGGTGATGATATTAATTTTACAAATACAAATACAGGTGGTGGTTCAGCAAGAGCAAAAGTTTCAGTTGTTAACGGTGGATTTACACAAGAAGAAAGCACATCTACTACAGACGATCATATAGTTTTAGAAGATGAAACAACAAGAGGTGATTCATATACAGGAAATAAAATTGTACAAGAAAGTGGTTCTGGTTCAGGTGATGTAACAGATATTAGAATTATAAATGGCGGAAATAATTATACATCATTACCTGTTGTTGAGGTAGATGACACAAACGGTTCGGGTGCTAAAGTTTTTGCTTACGGTGCTGAAATCGGTAGAGTTCAATCAATTAATTTAGTTGAACCAGGTGCTGAATTTCAACAATCACCTAGTCCTCCTTCTTTAGCATTAAGAACAAAAATTTTAGTTACAGATATTTCAGGAACATTTACGTCAAATGAAACAGTAACAGGTTTTGCTAGTGATGGCTCAACAGTTGTTACAGGTACTTTTGTATCACTTGATACTAATACTCAAATTATGACATTAAGTGGTGTTGATAGCACGTTCGGTACAGACACAACGTTAACTGGTTCTACTTCAGGACAAACAGCCGTAGTTAAAATATTTGACCAAGCAACAGCAACAACAACTGTAGCAGCCGTTATTGATACTGACGGTAGTTATATTGCTGAAGACGGTCACGTATCAGAATCTACAATGAGAGTACAAGATAGTTTGTACTATCAGGATTTCTCATATGTAATTAAAGTAGGTCGTTCTATTAATGACTGGAGAGATTCATTTAAAAAGACAATGCACTCTGCTGGTTTTTATTTTGCTGGGCAAGTAGATACTGTTACACGAATTAACGCACAACTACAAAGTATAACAGGTATTAATTCAAGTGTAGAATATGACGGACCAGCCTTAATAATTAATACATTATTCTCAACAATCTTTGGTAGAAGATTAGGAACAGTAGATGACGGCACATCATTAAGATCAAACGCACAGGTAGGTGCCGATCCAGACTTTACAGACTCAACAATCACTCCTTTTGATAAGACAACAAGAGATGTCACTTTAAAAAGAAATTACACATTAAAATTAGGTGAGTATAAAGAGTATCCTGTAACAATAAGAAGTAACGCAACTAAATTTGGTATACCTGTAGCAGGTCCTACATTTAAAAGTATTGGCAAATTTGCGTTAGGTACTAACTTTGCTAATCAAATAACAATAGAAACACTAAATGCTTTGAGATTGGGTGGTACGCTAAATAGTAGTATAGATGGTGAATTAAATAATTTAAGTGATTTTAGTTTCAAATTAAAAACAAATTTTGCGATACCAAGTGAAATCTGGCAATTAAGTGGAGACAGTTTTGATGAAACTGAAACAACGTTTGATAGTGACTCAATTAAGTTTGATGTCGTATAATAAATGAGTATAAATAGTATTAACATAGATAAAATAGTCGTTTTAAAGGATGATAAAGTCTTAAAACCTAATGAAGATTTTACAATTGAAGATGGAAGTTTACATTTCAAATTTCCGCCAGAACCACACGCTAAAATATCTATAAGAAAATTAAAAGAAGGTACAAATGTCAAAACAATTGATTAATATAGGTTCAGTTGCCAATGACGGCACAGGTTCGTCATTAAGAGATGGTGGTGATTTTATCAATGATAATTTTAATGAAATCTATAGTGCTATAGGTGACGGTACTACAATTCAATTTGACGTATCTGGTGCGACTAATGGTCAAACTTTAGTTTATAATAGTACAACAAGAAAGTTTGAAGCTGGTGCTGCTGGTTCATTTACAGTCGCTGGTGATAGTGGTTCAGAAACAGTAGGTTCAGGTGACACTTTAAATGTATTAGGTGGTACTGGTGTTGATACTTCAGTAACTTCTACTGATAACGTAACTATTTCAATTGATAATACAGTTGCTACGTTGGCAGGTACACAAACATTTACAAACAAAACTTTAACAAGTCCAAAAATTAATGAAAACGTAGCTGTTACAGCAACAGCAACAGAATTAAATTTATTATCAGGTGTAACTTCTTTAGTTACAGCAAGTAGTACAATAACATTTACAAATAAAACATTTGACGCTGACGGCACTGGAAATAGTATTACAAATATTGAAGACGCAAATATTAAATCGGCTGCTGCTATTGACGCCACAAAAATACATGATGGTACAGTTTCAAATACAGAATTTGGTCACTTAAATGGAGTGACTTCAAATATACAAGATCAGATAAATGCTGCTGGGTTAGCATTTGCTATCGCATTAGGAGGAGAATAATAAATGGCAAACAATTTCAATGATGTTCAAACGACCATTACTAGTAATGTTCTCACAGATGTTTATACAGCGACTAACAAAACGCTGGTGGTCAGCGGTACAATAGCTAATACCACAACAACTGCTGTAAATATTACAATTAAAAAAATGGATGCTACAACATCTACAAGTTTTACAATTATAGATGAAGCACCACTTGTTACTAATTCAGCTTTTAAAGTACCAAAGATTGTTTTACAAACTTCGGACAAAATACAAGTTCAATCAGATAACGCTAGTGGTCTCATAGATGTTAATTTACAATTATTAGAAGACGTAGGATAGAATTTAAATGAGTTACATAGGACAACAACCATTAAATAACTTTGTTACAAAACAGAGTCAGACATTTTCACCTGACGGATCTACAACAGTATTTACATTAAATTTTTCTGTAACATCAGGTGTTGATATATTGTTAGTAATTAATAACGTTGTCCAAGAGCCAGGTGCTGGAAAATCTTTTACTGCTTCAGGTACGACTCTTACTATGTCAGAGGCGCCAGGTGCTTCAGACTCAATGTATTGTATATTTTTAGGACTTGCTTTACAAACTGTAAATCCAGGTGACGGTTCAGTAGGTACTTCTAAACTGGTTGACAGTGCTATTACTACGGCAAAATTAAATTCGTCTTTAGATTTATCTAGTAAGACAATTACACTTGCTAGTAATATGAAAAATACTCCAGCTTTTGAAGCATTTTTATCAGCAGATCAAACTGGTATAACAGATGTTACGGAAACAAAAGTTCAAGTTGATACGGAATCTTTTGATACTGATAACTGTTATGATAATTCAACTAACTATCGCTTTACGCCAACTGTAGCTGGAAGGTATCATGTTTATGGTAAAGTATCAATAGACGAAGCAGCTGGAAATACTAGAAATGCTTTATCTTACATTTATAAAAATGGTGCTGAAAAAGCTAGAGCATTTGTTAATTTTCATTCATCAGATTCTACAGATGGAGAAGGAGCTAGTCCATATGTTAGCGCTATGATAGATTTTAACGGTACAACTGATTATGTAGAATTATATGCAACACATGACACTGTAAATGGCGGAACTGGAAAATTTCAAGGAGACAGTAGTAAGAGATTTACTATGTTCGGAGCATACAGATTAATAGGAATTTAATAAATGGCAATAAGTAAAATAAATTTAACAAAAGGTGTAACAGGAACAATGCCAGTTTCTAATGGCGGTACTGGTCTTGCTTCAGGAACAGCAAATCAAGTTTTAAAATTTTCAGACACAACGACACTTGCTAGTGCTGCTGATATTGGAGGTATGACATTATTAACTTCTGGAGATATAACAAGCACAACATCAACAATTGAAATTACTGGAACTCATGTAACCTCAACACACGATCATTATAGATTGTATTTAAGAGGTAAAGCTGCTGCTGATGGTGTAGAATTTTTTGCTAGATATAGAAACTCTGCTAACAGTGGTTTAGTAACTTCTAACTATTCTTGGAGAGTACATATGGACGCCGATAACGGAGGTGGATCAAATAGTGAAGGTACGTCTGAAATAAAACTTACAAATGAAGCATATTTTGGAAATAACAGTAATGAGGGATTTAATATGATAATTGATTTTATGTCGCCATTAAGTAATTTAGTTCCAACTTGTATGAATTGGTGGGTAGGATCAGCTAACACCTCTGATAATTGGAAAGCTCAAAGAGGTATGGCTAGACGAAACGATGGAACAGAAACTCACACTGGTTTTACATTATTTTTTAATACTGGTGGAGATTTTGCTAATGGTACTAACTATGAATTTTATGGATTATCTAAATAAGGAAATTTATGGCAACAAAATATAAAATGTCAAATGGTCAAAGAGTTTTAATGACAGATGCTGAAGAAGCTGATATAGCTATTTCATATACGCCACCTACAGCTTTTGAACAATCAATGAAAAATTTAAGAACAAAAAGAAATAGTCTTTTAACAGAAAGTGATTGGACACAATCACCAGATAGTCCATTAACAGACTCAAAGAAAACTGAATGGGCTACATATAGAACAAATTTAAGAAATTTAACAAATGGTTTAACAACGGTAGAACAAGTAAACGGTGTAACTTGGCCTACTAAACCTAGTTAATAATAAAAGGAGAAACAACAATGGCACAATTATCAACTAAAGTCAAATTGTATTTAGCTGCTAATTCAAAAACTTGGGATAGTGAACAAAGT